ATAAAACCACGCGTCGCCCTCTTCACGAGGGCGTGGATTGAAATAAAGCCCACTCTAAAATCCGTCAGCTTTGCCTTACGTCGCCCTCTTCACGAGGGCGTGGATTGAAATACTATACGCAGTATAGTATTGACATGGAGAAAAAGTGTGGTATAATGTAAATAAAAATGTGAGGCTACCGATGGAAAAGATAAATATTAATGCTTTAGATAAAAAACTGTTTGCCATGAGTGCGTGGGATATTGATTATTATTACAGTTGCGGTTGGTCGATATATTGGGTTCAAATCCGTTCCCGTGGCGTCACACTCACTGAGCCTGAGTTATATCGCTCAGAGGATAGATTACCCTATGAAAGCGTTACAGCCGTCTTAGAAGCTCGTAATAGTGATATTGAAGTCTTACAAATAGTGGAGCGTAGACAATGGAAGAAAAAATGATATACTATAACGGCGACCGTCTGAGAAACAGTGTTGACATTAACGGCAATCGTCCTGAAATATTTATTGTGGAAAGTAACAGAACAGCAGGTAAAACAACGGACTTTGCGAAATTTTTGATTGACCGCTTTATTAAGCACTCGGAAAAATTTGCAGTCTTGGTAAGATGGCAGTATGAAGCTACAAATTTTGCAGAAGCTTTCTTTAAGTCCGTTCAAGGGCTTTTCTTTCCTACGTACGAGCTTACACAGAAGATGATAGAAAAAAAGTACTGTGAGCTATATCTTAATGACATTGCTTGCGGCTATCTTATACCGATAAACTCCGCCGAGTTTATTAAACGCCGCTCACACCTTTTTAACGATATAACCTCAATTTTTTTTGATGAGATACAGCCTGAGAATAACGGCTATGTTCCCGACGAGCTGAACAAATTTTTTAGTATCCACACCTCCATAGCCCGTGGCGAAAATCAGCAGGTGCGGTATGTGCCTGTCTATATGTGTAGTAACTCAGTGTCACTGCTCAATCCGTATTATAACGCTCTTGGGGTCGTAACTCGTTTAAACAGCAAAACAAAATTTTTGCGGGGCGACGGCTGGGTTTTAGAGCGCAATTTTAATGAGAGTGCGCAAAAGGCACAAAAAGCCAGTGGATTTAATCGTGCTTTTTCCGCTGTATCTTACAGCGATTATAGCTCTGAAAGTGTGTATCTGCGTGATAACGAGGCGTTTTTAACATTACCTAAAGGCCGGGGTCAGTATATTGCAACTATACGTTTTGACAGTCGTAAATATGCGATATGGCTGTATGCTAACGAAAACGTAATGACCTGTGATTACAGGGTTGACGATGACTACCCTGTCAAAATAAGTGCTACAGTCCAAGACCACACCGAGCAGTATATGCTTATAGGCGGCGCAGGTTTTATCAAAGAGCGCATGCGGCGGTACTTTATTAATGGCAATTTTAGATTTAAAGACATTGCATGCAAAAGTGCTGTGTTAATGGCACTTTCATACAAATAATTTTGGCGGTCTGCCTATCTGTGTTAAATATTGATGTTCCGTGGGCGCACGGCTTAAAAACCGCCACGAATATTATCGGTTTTGCACCCGCTTTATTGACCGATACGGTATAGGCTGTATATAAAAAGAAAAGCGTTAAGGCACAGAGTACCTTAATGCTTTTCTCATTTTTTCGGGTGGATTTTAAATGTCGTTTCGACGAGTAACGTTCCGCCTTTTATCTGCTTTGGCAATAATTTTCCGTCGACCTCTAATCCTACTTTAAAATCTGCCAGACTTGCTTTGCCTGAAATTAACATATTGTTAAAATTTTCCTTTGCACCTTTTGACATACCTGCGCATTTTATGAGGTAATACGGCTCAACTTTTTCTCCGTCCTCGTGTGTCGTATGCTCAATATAGGTTTTTGCCCTCACAAAAATTGCTTTATCCCAATAATTTTCCAGTTTCCAGCAGCAAAAATTTACAGGGTGTATCGCTATGCCTTTGACCTCTTCGGGCAAAATGTCACAATGTATGCTATCTGTGTCAGCGTATATAAAACCACGCTCAGTTGCACCATAGTAATTTTTTTGTGCCGCCCTTATAGTAAAAGCTCGTGAATATGAGGTTATCGCTGACCCTATCGGAATATACATGGGTTTGCGGTCATTTGCTTTTTGTGTGGTAAATTTTAACACACCGTCTGACAGTCGAGCTATTTTAAAGCTGGAATTGGTACTTTGTGCCATTTTACCATATAAGTTATTTAAAAACAGCTTTGCGACCTGTCTTTTAGCTCCTTTACTTTCTTTTTTTATTTTTGCATATTTGTCAATATACGTATCAAAAATACCAATTGCGGCCTTAAACACGCAATAGTCTAAAATTTGACAGTCAATCAAATTATAATGCTCTTGCAAAAGCTCCCAGTCGGTACATGTTAAAGTTAGTATAACGCTTGTGTCCTCAATCTCACCGTTCTCAGTCCTTATGTACTCGCAATACTCGCCGTTGTCGTCAAGTACATCTGAGGACTTTAACGGCGTTCTGCTCGGATAACGCCAACTTCCGTTTATTACAATAAACGGTAATTTCCCGTGCTTTAAATAAAACCTCGTGCGTATCCTGATAAAATAATAATACTTTGTTTTGTCAAGATATTGTATTGGTATAGTATCGCCTTTATAAAACCTCGGAGCGCCGACAGGATAAAAATTGCCCGATTGACTTGACATCATAGAGGGATAAAGGGAGTTTACGTCTGCTGTCACTCCCTCAGTAAAAATCTTATTTTCTTTGCCCTCTACTACATACACCCATCCGCCCTTGTAGCTTTTGCGTATATACTGGTCGGCATTTTCTGCGTCAAATACTTTCGGGTCGATATGTTCGTCATACATATCGGGAAAATTTGCTTCCCAGTCCTCTTTTTTTGTCATTTTTCGGTAATCGTGAATGCAACAAGCACCTATAGTAGACTTATTTTCAGCGAGTTTGAAGAAAATTTGAAGGGCTTCCGACATGACTAGAACGTCATTAGCAATATACTGTTTTTCCTCGTCCGTAATAACTCCCCCTGCATGCCGCTCCCCCGTGTACTCAATAGCGGTTTTTTGATGTTTCGTGCCAAAATCTTTACCAATTTTTGCCACGGAAAATGGTAAAAGTTTCAAACTGTCACGAAAAGTTATCAAGTGACCGTGCCACTTTAAAACAATGTCATACCAGGCTCCCATGTCAGAAATCATGTAGGAAAACTCCCCGTTTTTAAGCTCGTCAGACTTTTTGAAGTGCCAGTCACCGTGCCTGTCTTGATAAGTGGCTTGCTTAAAATTATCTTGTGACAGCATAAAGTTAAGTAAAAATGAGCCATCAAATTTTAAATTATGAAAAAACACGATAATATTTTTATCAAATGCCTGATTAATTATATCATTGAAAAAATCATAGATATTATTACCGATAGTCACATTTTCTGAGCCGAGCCTGCACCAAGCATATGCCCAAACTTCGGTAAATGTTTGCCCGTCAAACACAGTTGTTTCAAAATCCGCCATATATGTTGCTATCACTCATTATCACCCCAGTCTGATAACTCGGTTAATTTTTCGTTAATTTCTTCGGGCACATTTCCCTCCAATAAAATGTCAACGAAAGTATACCATGACATCATGTGTATAGGCTCGGAATCTGAGCTAAAAACATAGCCCTCGACAGCTTCAACCGCCGCTTCTCCCGCCATCGCAAAGCGATGTATGACTGCTTTTTTACCGATTTGAGCAACAGTTTGAGTTAGAAGTCCTCGTATATCGGCGATATGCTCAGCATATCGCCACGGCGGAATATTTAGACCCATATCATATGGCGTATCAAGCAACTGCTGTATGCGGCGGAAAATCATGTCGCCCTCGTCTACTGGTGGGGCTTTCCTTGCACGGGTTTTACGAGCAGGAAGCGGCTTCGGTGGTCTTGCGCTTGCGGGTTTTTTACGATAGTCTGTTTTCTTTGACTGCTTGACTTTTTGAACAAGTTGTTTTTTAGTGCCTATGTCTATAGTATAGTTTTTGTCAGAAAGCTTTGCAAGGCTTTTAGGTGTAATGGCTTTTAAATCATCAACCATCTTTTTGGTAACTTTTTTAGGTGTCGTGTGTTGGAACTCGCCAACAATCGTGTAACCTCTCTTTTGCATTTCAATCAGTCTTTTTTCAATTCGGGTCAACTGCGCTTCGTACTGCTGAGCCAGTGTTTTTCTTTTTGCCATGTGCTTCATTCCTTTCTTTTCATTGTCTTTATTATATTGCGCTTTTGTGAAAACTGTATGATAGTTTTGTGAAAATTATGTGAAAAATAAAAAGCCCCGACCTAATCGGGGCTTTGTTCCACGTGGAACATTACTTGACTATCTGCAAAGAGATAAACTCTCTGTCGCTCTTTGCTTTGCGGTGTACCACTGTCATAGGCAGTTCGCCGACCTCATCGAGCAGGTCAATAAGAGCGGGAAGCATATCAATAACGGTGGCGGATATTGTTCCGTATACACTTCCGTCCTTATCAAAGATATAGCCGACCTCCGATATTTCACCGCTCTCGGTGTTTGTTTCGTCAGCTATAGCCGCTCCTGTCACTGTCAGAGTTTCACCGACAGTCTGAAGAGCGATACTTGCGCTCTTTGCGTTAAAAAGTTCCATTTTGCCTATGTTCTTAGTGCTAATCATAATAAACTCTCTTTCTCCTACACATCTCAGCCGTGTAGGAAGCTGTGTACTTACACTCACTGCACAGGGATAATGCAGTTTTGATTTTGTAGCGGTTGCTACGCTGATTAAATAACGAGTGTGATATTGATTTGCCGTCACACAGCGGACATATTTTTGACCCTTGCGGGTTGGGGTGCGGCTGTTAAAGGCCAACCGCCCAGAACCTTAAATAACGTACTCAAACGTTGCGCCTGTCGAGATTTTAAGTATCTTTACTTCTTCGGTGTACTCACCTGCTTCAAAACGTTCTGCAATTTCCAGTGCCGACGAAAAAGCGTCAGTAAATGCAGGAATAACATTGCCATTTTGCATTTTGCATGTTACTAAATATCCAAGATTTGCGATACCTTTTTTGTTATCCATTTTATCATCTCCTTTGCCTTGAAGTTATAATTTATTTTAGTACTATCTGAGTTCTACAAATTTGTAATAAATTATTACAAATATCGACTAAATCAACATTTTCACTGTGTTCATAGATGTTTTCAGCCATTGCGACAATTTTTGTTGTAGTTATGTTTTTTCCAAGTGGCATTGATAGTAACTTCTCATACTCCAAGCAATCACCACATGTATACCACCTGTTTTTAATGCACAATATCCTTAAATCTTCGGAAAACATTGTTCGTAATTCACTATATTTTTTCATTTGTTTTTCCTCCTGCCCTTTGGGCTGTCGTTGTGTTTTGAGGTGTTCCCTCTCGTTTCATTGTCTATATTATACTGCGCCTTTGTGAAAACTGTGTGATAGTTTTGTGAAAACTATGTGAAAGTTTTTTCACGTCCTCTCAATAATTTACCTGCTATTTGTTCAAATCCACGCTTTGCGGTGTATTTGTTGGCGTATCGTTTATATACAAGTTTTTTATTGGTAATAAAACCTGTTACTGTCAGCATACCGCTCACTTCGTCATATTCTCCGATAAAGTGATACTTGTACCATCGCAATTTTTGCATTGTTATCTCCTTGTCCAAATTCTGTCACCGTACTCATTTTCAATGTCGTAGGGGTGCTTCCAGTCATCGCCATCCTGATACCATACAGTGTAAAGATTTCCGTCCGTATCGACCCCATTAAGGCATGTCCAGTCATCGGGGCAGCTACATCTTAAATGATTTATGTGACTGCGATATGCACAGTATATAGTATTATCTGTAACGATTGTTTTCCCGTTGACCGTAAAGGTCATCTTGCCTTCCGTGTATCGTGCTGTCATTGTTGCGTTTTCCATTGTTTTTCCTCCTGCCCTCCGGGCTGTCGTTGTGTTTTGAGGTGTTACCTCTCGTTTCATTATCTATATTATAACGTACCTTTGTGAAAACTGTGTGATAATTTTGTGAAAATTGGGTGAAATTATTTAATCTCTTTTTTAAGTCTGTCAAGCACTACTTGACCGTTTACCCCTGTCATTTTCTCAAAGTAACTAGATTTAAAAAATCTTGCAATCTCGGAGCGCATATTTGGTTTGTTTCTGTAATCACTTACAGCTTGATTAATTACAGCAATCCATAATTGCACATAACCTCCGTTTGTCTGTATAATACTTTTTTTATATGGTCTAATTTTAATCATCTCCTTCCGCCCCGAAGGGCGAGAGCCGAAGCTCTCAATCCTCAATCTCGTAAAAAGCTGTTACCAGCGGGTCACCGTCATCAGTTATCTCTGCGATACGACCGTCTGCATTGCTGTATCCGTGATTTTTGCACCACTCTCTGCACTCATCAAGTGTGCCGTTGATAATATCGTCCATGTAGCTGTTGCTCTCAAGCTCTACGCTGTAAAATACCTTTGCCATTTGTTTCCTCCTGCCCTCCGGGCTGTCGTTGTGTTTTGAGGTGTTACCTCTCGTTTCATTGTCTATATTATAACGTACCTTTGTGAAAACTGTGTGATAATTTTGTGAAAAATACGTGAAAAATAAAAGCCCCTCGCTGAGGGGCTTTGTTCCACGTGGAACGTTACGCAAGTCTGAACAGCCTGATATTAACATCAACGCTGTTGACAGCGTAGTTAGATGTCACGGTCACCTGTAAAACACCATCTGTACGAGCCAGTGTTTCGGGCGTTAAATACAAGCTGGTATCCAAAAAATTAACTACGGCGGTTGATAAAAACATCATTGCGGACTTTCCGCCAAAGCCAACGCTGATATAGTGCTGTCCTCGGTCGCCAGTCTGAGCAGACGAGCAGATAACGTTTACATCTGCACGATAGTAAGCATTTTTTTCCTGCGTCACTAACGTTCCGTCGCTCTGCGGCTTATAACCGACAGTTGACGCAGGGTCAAACGCCAGTACTTTACTTGTGCCAATATCTCCACCCGTGTATGTACTATGCTGACAGTACAGTATCGCCGAGGTGTCAAGGTCACCGATAAAGTTAGTGTAAAAAACTCCGTTAGTTTGTATGGCTGTCGATAAAACTGATGACAACTTAGGCACTGCCGCTGTACCGCTGTTGACAATCACATTGTTATCCCTATACAGCATTGTAAACTTTTGGTAATTATCGGTTGCTCTGCCAAGGGTCATAGTTGTGTTGGCAGTCGATGAGTAGACCGTGTTGCCTGTGACCGTAAGCGTAAACTCACTTGCCGAGCCGACCGCCGTAAAAGCGGCGATTACGCCGTCTGCAAGTGGAGTGTCAGATGATACATGAGAGTTATAAATTACATTATCTGTAATTTTTATATTGCGTGCGGGTATGTTTGGCGATAAAAAGAGCCTTGTGCGGGTCGCCATGTTATTCGTGACCCGATTGTTTGACACAACACAGTTACGCAGGCTGTCAACCGTTGCAGATGTTAATACAATGCCAAATATAGTATTTGCTGTCCAAGTGTTGCCAGTAAAAATATAGTCGGTGTTTGTATACTCGTCTGTACACTGTATCTGCGTGGCTGTTATAGTGCTGTTTTTTATGTCAACATTGCTGATAAAGACTGTAGCACCGTCCTTTGTCAAAATATCGCAGTTGTCAAAACTTACACCGTCCTGCGTTGCGTGCTTTAAGTTGTTTGTGTCGTGCATTATTTTAACATCTCTAAAACTGCTTATAAAATTATTACCATTTACTAATGTTATAGTATGCTTTGAGGACGGATTACTATATACTTTAAGTGTTTTAGTTGTCGTGTTTATGCCGGACAAGTCAACTGTAAAATCTGTGTCAATCAACAGAGGATTAAAGTTATATTTACAGCAGGTAATCAGCTGATTGTTGCGTGCTGTCAATGTTGGAGCTGTTGCGATACCCAATGTTGACACTGTGTACTCGGAGCGCAAAAATGCTACTCGATAGTATAAATCCCCGTCAGCATGCGGCAGAGCGAGATGTACAATACCCTCAGCAAACTGTCCAGGGGGTGTGGTCTGCTCCAAAATCTCCCATATCGTAAATACACCGTCCCCTGCATAGTAGTTTTCGCAAACGCAAATTTCCTTGCCGGTGATTTGGGTAAAAGTGGCATTTTGTAAGTCAGCGACTGTATCAAAATGCTTAAGACCCTGTAAAGACCCTGCTAAATCAGCTATGATATTATCATAGTGCGTTGTATCGTTAAGCCAAGCATTGACAGCGTCAACTACCATCACAGGGATTTGTGCTATAGTTTTATTATACTCTGTAATAAAAGTATTAACCTTGTCAGATATAGCTGTTATCTGTGTATCCTGCGCAGAGATTTTGTCATCCTGCGCCGTAAGCCTCCGCTCCTGCTCGGCAAACTCATCCCTTATAGCGTCATTAACCGTGTCTTTGTACCGTAAAAAATCTGCATCGATTTTATCGGTCAGGTCGTCAAACTTTTTGTCAAGCCCTGCGGTGTAATCGCCAAACGCCTTATCAATGTCATTTTTGTATGTGTCCCAAGCGGCAAGCAGTCCGTTTGTGCTTGTTATGACCTCGTTGAGCTTTGCACTTGTCTTGCATAGTACCTCATAGTAACTTAAGCTATCATCATAGACAAGCGGTAAAATTTTATGACACCAATATCTTAACGAATCAATCATTGTAAATCCTCCTTACCATATCTGCATAAACATGTCTGACAACTCATTTATTATCATCATATCTATGTTTATTATACTTTTGCTATACTTTGCAAGTAACTCCCCCTGTATATCGCTACCCTCATAGCCTGACACATTTTCTGTATGCTTACTGTCGCTTACAGTTTTTCCCACGTCTGACACAGTGCCAGTATGAGCGACTGCACTTGTGTCTGTAACTGTGCTTGTACCCTCATCTTTTACTGTACCAGTCTTTTTTAATGTGCGACTATCAGTCACCGTATCAGTAGAGGTATTTTGCTGAGTGCCTGTGTTGACCGTAGTATCCGTTGTATCCGTTGCGGTAGTATCTTTACCTTTTGTTATTGTTGTGCTATCGGATATATTTGCTGTAGTCATATACTTACCCGACTTAACATCTGATAAACTGCCCTGCGGAGTGTCGGACGAGTATGTATCAACATCACTTGATGTACTTGCGTCACTGCTAACTGTTGTATCGGTATTAACAGTCTTTTTTGCTGACAAATTGTCAGTGCGTGTGCTGTCTGTGTCTGTTACAATCTTGCCCCCGTTAGTGTCGGTCAAGTCATCGGTACGTGTATCTGCATGAGTTGTCTTTATATCTCCGCTGTGTGTATCTTTGAGATTGTCTGTGCGCGTGGATGTTTTATCATCGGTGACATTTCCTGTAAACTCTTTGATAACGCTTTTATTATACAGTGGGTTTATTATGCTTGACGATATACTATACAATTCGTTATATTTTGGCATTATTTCTTGCATTTTGGTATTTAATGCCAATTTCCATAATCCAACAGTTTCGAACGCTACCTCGTCCATGTAGTAGTGCCGCAGGATTTTTTTACACAATATCTCTCGGTGCGCTTCTTCAAAAATGGGAAAATCTTCAAAAATTTTATCCCATGAAGCGTTTAAGACTTGTGCGACATTGTCGTATCCAACCTCACTCGTCAGTCCTGCCTCCGTCTCGCATATCGCCCTCACTGCCGTTGTGTAAAAGCTCATCGCTTGACACCTCCTTTTTTATAGTATTATCCATGTCAATGCTATCAAACTGATACCATATATCAAGACCAAACATCTTGTTGATTTTCTCACAGGCTATCTGTCGCATTTTTTCGGGCGAGTTGCGTGTAGCTATGACTGCGCCTTGTGCCGTCAGCACCTCATCTTTTATCATGCGCTCACGTTTTGTAGTGTCCGAGTTTGGGATACCGAGCTGTGTTAAGGCTTCATTCCATATTTTGGCTTTTAAGTCGTATATCTTGTCGGCTACCCACGGAGCGTCCGTCTTTAACACTGTAAGACTATCATCTGACAATGTTTTTTTACCATAAATAACGGGTTGGTTTCCGTCGTATTTTTGATAGACATTTTTCATCGTCAGTATTTCGTTTTGGTCTGCCTTTATTAGTATAGGTGTTTTCTGTGCGTTTATATTCACATCAATAATTCTGTCATACTGATATAATCTATCTGCGTAATATTTTATATCGAAAATATTAGGTGTTCGCAAATAGTTATTATAGATTATAACACCATTATCGACATTAAGATTTTTTGTATATCCTGTGTCGGATATAGCTATAAAATCATGAGGATTTCCGTATACGTCAAGCTTGCCTTTAAGCGTGACGGGCAAGCAAAGAAATCCTAAAACGTCATCACGAAAAAACACCGCCGCTCCCTGAGTTATAAGCACTTGCTCAAGATACCTTACATCTATAGTATCGGGCATGTCAGACCATACACCCCTTGACATTGCCATTTCATATAGTCTGTATGTGTAGTTATTCCAAGACGCTTTATTTTCAAACAAACTTGAATTAAAAAACGTATCTCTTACTTTTCTAGGCATTGTTTCACCTCCTTATAAAGCGTTATCAACGCTAAAGTTGCCAACATTTGCCAATGTTTCCCATAAGCACAAACCCCCATCGAGAGCCGACTGTATATCTTTTAGCGCCGTATCAGGTATGCCGAGTGATGTTGCCCCAAGTGAGCGTATACAAGCATTGCGCGTCTTACAATAATTGTAAGATTTGCGCCGCTGACTTTGTGCAAACTGCGGCACTTTTAAGGCGTTGACAGTGTAGCCGTACATCGTAAAAAAGTCATCATACTGTTTAGCGACTGTCGCATTTACAGTGACACGATACCCGATAAAAAAATTTTGAGCAAACAATAAATTAAAATATCCACTTGCTGTACCACCAATAGTTGAGGTATGAGCTTGTAAATCTTTTAACGTTGCATACTCACTCATACCCGCCATAACGTTACCTGTCAAAGACGTTATCGCCCCTGTGGGATTTGCGGGGGCTGTCCCAAAAGTTGACACTGCACTAACTATACGTGAGAGCTGACCCGCAAGCAAACGATTTGAGTTGTTGCCGATATAATCGTTATACTCAGACGTTATAAAACTTGTGGCAGGATATGTGTCATAAATCAAACTACTTTCCCAATCTAATAAAAATCCTCGGTAATTATTTGGTGTGCAATACACCGCTTGGTCGGGAGTTACGCCACTACTCGACAGCCTAAACACGGCATTATCAGTCGTAAAAAACTCGTATCGATAATCCTTAGAACTGCCTAAGCTGTTGTTAAGCCTAAAAAAGCAAAACGGATATGTGTACAATTTGTTATTTTTTGGCAAATATCCGCCGAGTTTATCAGTTACTGCGGGCTTAGGCACAACCTGCATATAAACTGAGGGTATTTTATTTATCCCGACATTTGGAGCCAACCAAGGATGGTTGGTATCCCAACCATCATCTGTATACGCCATACGAGGGATTAAATACATGCCCAAGATACCGTTTTCGCCCGCCACACGAATGTAATTATTTACCACGTTGAAAAAATCTTGCAAACTTGACGGAACGACATTACAGACATTGTACTCTCCTGCCAGACAAGCCCCCGAAAAATTGCCCTGCGTAGCAGTCTGGAAAACATAGTCAGTTACAACGGGGTTTAATAGATTATGTGATGTTACTATAACTGTAAAAACACCCGCAGTCAGTCCCTCAGCCAGTGATTGATATTTTGATATAACCTCTTGACCCGATGTTATCACGGGCTCAGGTGTTATGCTGTCGCCGATATTATCGGTTATACTATGTTCACGCTCAATATAACTTGCATTAAAAGACACATCAAAAAAATATGTTTGAATGTTGTCTATACTATATGTTATAAGGCTTGTTTCGTTGTTGACATACTCAACATCAGTAATAAAAGCATAAAATATCTTGTTACCAAAAGAAGTGTTGCGAAACATCATATAGTTACAAGTCAAAAGCGTATCGGGCGCAAGCGCAACCCGGATTGTATTGTTACTATGTCTTATATAGCTTTGTGCATTTAAAGTATATTCTCTATAAGCACTAAAAGCCTCAAACTGAGCGGTTTTACTTGACGGGCGATATGTGTATTTTGAGCGACTATCAAGCGGAACGCCTCGACATATCCAAACATCCGAGTTTGGTGCTATATATCCCATTAAAATAATCTCCTTTGTATAATATTTGTGGGAGCAAATATGCTCCCACATAGATTATTTAAGCAACTGTTATTGTAGCTGTACCCGACTTTGTGTTGTCATATACAGATGTCGCCGTTATGACGATTTCATCGCCAGCTACCGCGTCTGCCGATACTGTAACTATACCTGTGCTTGTTACTGTCGCCTTGTCACTGTTTGTTGTCCACGTCAGACCAGACGGGGCAAAGTTCATACTTTCTACTTTCGCGGAAAGCTGTATCTTTCCACCCTTAGACAGTGTAGCTGTCGCGGGGGATACAGTCACACTTGTTATGGACGGAGTGCCCGCAACAAAAAGTGCATTGTTGGCAAATGGGGATATTGCGTATATGCGCCATGCGTGGAGCGTCATATTGCGGTAAAGACCCTCACTGTTTTCAATCGCCCTCATCTCGGTAAGCTTGTCATAAATCTGGAAAAAATCCTTGTCAACAAGTATACACGGCACAGCATCGAGGGCTTCCATTTCGGGCTGTGAAAATTCGTGATAATTTTCATCGTCCTTAAACAATTCATTCAGACGCTCGATGTCGAGCGAACCAAAGCTGTCTATAAGCTTGATATGACCGAGAAACTCGACTTTGTCCATATTAAAGGCGGAAGCAAGTACCTCAACGTTACGCTTTGCGTTAAACTTTGCTGATACAATTAAATACTGGTCGTCTTTAAGTGCAAAGTTGTTAACACCTACAAGATTGTAGTCCTTTTTTAAAAAGGTCATATCGTCCGACACTGTCTGTATAGCTTCAACAATTTCTTCCATATTCTGCTTGTTTACGGCGGGGATTTCATAGGGCTTCATAAGTCCGTTGTATATCCTATATGCAAGCATATATTTTATAGTTAAAAACTCATCCTGCTCCATAGCGGTAAACATGGTTGTAACGATTTTTTCGATGAAGCTTGACACGCCGTTGATTGACAAGAAAGCATTTTCAAGGTCATAAGGCTGTACAGTCTGCTTATAGTATTTCTGATAGTTCATCACGTAAAAAGCGGACTTGACATCCGGAAACTCACGCTGAAAAACTGTTGTTTCTGCTCTTTCGGGGCTGTAGTTCTTGACGTGGGCAAGGTCGATAAAAATATCCTCAATAACTTCGCCAAAATTAAGCTTACCCTTCTTAAAAACCGCAAAAGGATTTGTGTAGTATTTGTTTGTAACCTTTACCTCGGCTATGCGGTTTATCAGCGCAGATAAAAATTCGTTCTGAAGTTCCGGAAAATCCATAATGACATTGCCGATACTGCGGATTGTATTTGCGTCAGGGGTCGCTAGCGGCACATGGTCTTTATAATTCTGTGATGCAGAATTGCGGATTGCGTTAAGCACGTCAACGCTTGAGTTTGTTTTTACATCTCGGTAGTCAATGTTAGGCATTTTCAATCACTCTCCTATTCTGTATAGAGGTCTTCAATTTTGATTTCCTCAGTTTTTTCAACTTTGACATCTGATTTGTTTTCGCCGCCGTTCATAAAGCGGTCAATGTACTTGCGTCGCCACTCAGCTTCAACCGCCATTAGCTTTTCATCATAATCGCCGTGAGCGGCGTAATCGTCAATGGTATCCGAGATGTTCTCGACAAGGGCGATTGTTTCGTCATCGGCACGGTCCCCGATATAAGCACGGATTTCTTCCATAATTTCGTCTTTAGTTTTCACCATTGTTTTTCACCTCAACTTTCGCGATAAACGCATTAGTAAATCCTGCCTTTTTGACCTTATCTAAAAAGGCTTTTGCGTTTGCTTCATTTGCGTATGCCCCAACTTGTACACGGTATATGGTCTTGGTTTTTCCGTCTGCGGTCGTTTTTAACTTGTTTTTCACCTGCGCTCTAAACCAGTCCATATTTTTCCCAAATAGGTTCAGCCAATTTTCAGGGTCGCCGTGATTACTTGCATATCCCGCCTTTGCCGCTTCTTTATGACTTACAATGTTTTCAACATTTATGTTAAGCTTTTCGCAAAGATATGCACAGTATTCAATGGCAGCGTTAAACGCCTTGTCAAAATATTCCTTATTCTTAAGACTATCCTCGCAAATCTCAAACTGAATATGCGCAACCGGGTCATAATTAAAACTTCCATATAACCCACTGCCGCAACCCCAACAAGCGTAATTATAGGGCAAAGTGTGATATATTTCAACCTCGCCTTTATCATTCTTGCCGATAAAAGCATGCATACATATGTCATTATATACGCCGTTAATATACTTTTGATTTAAGTGATTATTGTACACGTTTTTACCAAGGTCAACAAGTATCTCGTTATAATCGGGATTTGCTGATGTAGGCTGTACATATCGTCTTAACATTTCGTTATCACACCCTGTACTATGCACAACTATTCCGACAGGCTTTATATGCCGTGCCGCCTCGTATGCGCCGCTTTTATAAAACAAGCATTCCTTAAGTATCAATACCACTACCCCCTATCTTGTCAATTAAATGATTTAAAGCTATCGTGTTATTGTTAATAGCTTCATTCAGTTTTGTTGTTTCTTCCTTGTGCCTTTCGTTCAGCTTATTGTTCTGCCAAAACATGGCAACGCAACAAGCAATCGGAAACCCCAGCGAACTTATTATCTGGACGATGGTACTTGTGTCCATAATATCACCCCCTTTGTTTTCTGTCTATATTATATCACACTTTTTTCCGGTGTCAATACTATACTGGGTATAGTATAATTTTGACTGCCACTTTTATTATAACACAGTGACAGCAAAAAGTCAATACTAAATTTTATATAGTATTATTTTCAAATACTTTGTGTTGTATAATATTA